TGGTTAGGTGTGCAGCTGTATCCTTCTTCTGCAATACATTCCATAGGAAATTCTCTACTTCCAAATTTGAGCAGCCATCCCTCGAATCCTGTTGAACCTCCGGAACTGAAATTTCCTGAAGAACTTCCAGAACTAAATCCATCGTTCAATGTCTTTGTAAGGTCTGCCATGTATCCTCACCTCCTTATGCGTAGGACGGGAACAGTCCAGGTCCCCCTCTGTTTAAATCTTGCAGGTTCTTTTCCTGTAAGTAGCCGATTATCCTGCCATCAGCTGTGACTGTCATTCCAGAAATAGCTTCTTTTAAGCTCTGCACAATACTGCTGTCGTCTGTCTTAGTGTTATTGCTCGGAAGTGACATCATCACCTTTTGGATCATTTCTTCAAACTCCTGTGTGTCTGTTTTCTTTGTATAGATTGTCTTTGGTGGGACTATTGTTCCGGATGCCATCACCGGCATATAAGACTGCAGGTTACTTTTAGGAAGCGTCAGGCTTACTGGTACTTTCAGCTCTGGAATATCCAGTTTCATTCCATTTGTAACAGAATTTCCGAAGTTCCCCAGCATATTTAATATCTTATTACTCCATTCTTCCATCTTGTTATACATTCCTTTCATGAAGTAACCACCGATTTCTCCTGCCACTCTGGATGGGGAATGTATCTTCCAGGCATTTCGGAATGTATTTGATACATTGCTGGCAATAATCTTTGCATTGTTGTACATGACAGAAGCACCTGCTACCATGCCGTTGTTCATTCCGATCATGACGTTGTAGCCAATTGTGTATAGACTGCCAATGTTGTTATTGATACGGGTACGGAAGTTTCTAAAGAAATCAAATGTAGGTGCAAATGCTGCTTCCAGTCTATTTCCGAATCCCTGTCCACAATAGATTGCTATCTGTGCGAACCATCCTGATGGAGAATGAATATCAAGAGATTTTTTAACCGGTTCTTTTACGTCATTATCTAACATCATATTGATTGAATCGCTCACTTCCGTAGACACGCCTTCCAAACCTTTCTTAAATCCGGATCCTGTGTTCTTTGCCAGATTTTCTCCATCCGATTTTGCCTTTTCTTTTGCCAATGTAGTATCAATATTTTCCAAAGCTTCTTTGTAGGCATTTTGAATTCTCTTATTTCCAATCAAGGATTCGGTATATCCGGTTATAAAGTATCCGCCCAAATCCCATCCTATTTGTTGCTGCTCCGGCAGTGCTTCTTGAAGGCCAGTCATTAAACCCGCATCTAGGGTTGATTTTGTCTTCTCTTTTAAATTTCCTGTGGAATCTTCTATACCCTGGCCATACTGAATCATTTGTCCATTTGCCAGCTTATAAAATCCGTCTTTGTCAGGATTTAGCCCATTATCTACAATTTCTTCATGGATAGCAATTGCTTTTTCTCCAAGGATCTGCTTTCCGTTCTCCCATATGCCACCCATTTCATCAATTGCATTTGCAGATTTCAAGATCAGATCTGTAAAACTTACTTTATCTGAAGCGTATTGAAGCGAATCAAGTTTTTCTATCAAAGAACTGGTGTCTGTATCCTGGATTGCCTGTGCAAATGTTTTTGTCTTTCCTGTTGCCGAATCAATTGAACCTGTAGAATTTACCATTACATTATATAATTCATTTAAACTGGCATCTGTATTCCCAATGGAAGCCGATAACTGATCTGATGACACTCCTGCTTCTATCAGTGCATCTCTTAAAGCACTGATAGTTCCTGCCGGTGATGTATCCGTAGAGATTGCATTAACTTTCTCATAGAGCTGCCGCATGGCATTGCCCGACACAACTCCTTTTTCTTTAAGATCATCTAAAACCGTTGAAAAATTAGAAAGTAATTGCTCTGTGCTTTTTAAATCAGCTTCCGTTGATATTGTCTTTTCAGTTACTGTCAATCCTGCTGCCGCACCAATTCCGATAGCGGATGCGAATTTGGCAAATACTCCTGCACCCTTTAACATCTGAATTGCTCCACCTGCGCCACTCGTGGCAGCTGTACCAAACAAATCTCTGAATGCTTTTGTAACTTTTGCAACTACGTTTGTGCCCATTAACGCAATTGCGAAAGCTTCTGCAAATCTTCCTGCCGGAGTTGTTGCTATTCCCTTCAGCAGTCCTACTAAAGCATTTCTAATCGTTAATGCGGCCGTATACAATATTGTCGTCCATGGAAGTCCCTGCAGGAAATCTGCCATTGCCTGTCCGATTTTTTCGAAGTTTTCTTCTGTCATTGTATCCTGAATTGTCTGGCACAAATGTTCTATAAAATTACCCAAAGCCTCACCATTGGCTTTCCAATCTGTTTCCTGAAGAAAAGTAGTAATTCCATTTTTAATATTCTGAGTAAATTCTTCCAAGTTAAAGGTGTCTACTGCCTCCTGCAGTGTAGCAAATACTCCATTAATGCCGGTTGCAACTGTATGGGCCATATCTTTAAAAGAAATTCTATCAAATGTTCCGTTAAGGGTATCTGCAATTGCATCACCTAACTGCTGCCATCCGGTCAGCCCTTCCTGGTTCTTCGTCGACATATCGTCTACGAATCCCTCAAGGGTTTTCCAGAGGATCATAAATTTATTGCCTAGCGCATTTCCAAGTTCTGTCCAGCTTACCTCATCAAGCATTCCCCGAAGTCCTGTTGAGAATTTCTTCCCAAGGTTCTCAAAGTCAATGCCATCCGGTCCGAATAAGAGATTAAATGTTCTTACAAGTGTGTTGATTCCTGCACCTATGGTTCTTCCAAGGAGATCCCAGTCCAGATTATCAAGCAAGCTATTAAATGATTCCGTAAAAGCTTTGCAGAACTTTGTGATCTTCGGTCCTACATTCTTCCAGTTTATTGCATCATAAACCTTTTTCAGACCTTTATTTAACTGCTTTGCGATATATTCTCCAAGTCCTTTCCAATCCTCTGACTTGATATACTTTTTCAGCTTGTTGGCTAAGTCTTTAATCTTGCTTTCAATGGGAACATCTTCAAACATATCCGAAGGTGAGATTCCATTATCTGAAACTGTGTTTGCAAGATCTGAAGCTGTGTCTGCAGTATTCTTCTGCATAATATTCAGTTCATCAAATTCCGCTACATCTCCTTTTGCCGCTTTCTGGGCTTTTTGTAATGCTTTCGCCTGCTTTTCTGCGGCTTTTGCTGCCTTATTCGTAGATGTACTGGTGCTCTCCAGAGACCTTGCATAATCCTGGTTTACTGCTTTTGCCCTGGTAAATGTCTTCTGGCCAGATAAAGCTGCAAAAAACATTCCCACGGATGTTGCAGCCTTTGAACAGAGATCTATCAGTTTAGTCAATGCCGGTGCTGCTACCTGAAGAATTGGATTGAATGCTGCTGCAAGGCTATTCTTTAACCGTGTCACGGAAGACATCAGCATAGAAATGCTGGCATTCGTAGAATCGCTGTACTGCGCAAGGTTCTTAAAGCCTTCTACGATAGCACTGCGAATCTTATTGACCAATATGTATAAGCTTCGGATACCAACGGTGTACTTTAGTATCGTTTTTAGTGCCTTGGTCATGTTCCCAAGGGCACTGGTGCTTTTATTGGCTGATTTATTGATTCCGAAGATACCCGACGAAAGCTTTTTCAATCCTCCGACAATTGCCCCGGATGTAAGTTTCATAAACTTCTTGAACAGGTTATTTACAATCCGCCCGAGTTTCTTGAATGCTGCGTTCAGGCTTCGTACACCTGCTGCCGCTATCTGGGGTCCTCTTTCTTTCAAAGTAGTTCCAAATTTCTGCATCAGGGACACAGGAGCGCGAATTGCCATTTTTAACCCAAGGAATGCGCTTTTGAGCATGCCTACGTATTGTGTAGATTCTCGTGCAGATCTGGTTATTTCTCCACCGCATTCGTTTATCTTCTGGTTAACTGAGTCAAATGATGTCTGTACCCGGTTTCCCATGTCAAGCAGCTTTGCTTCTTCTCTTTCCAGATTTGATATATCCTTCTGGGCCTGTTCTGTGTTGATACCGGATGTAAATGCCTTCCCCGTATCCTCCAAGTCTTTTAACTCGCCCTTTGCCATTGCGACTGTATTTGTTAATTCTTCTATGTCATACTGCATATTTTTGTATGATTTGCTGTTCTGACTGCCGCCAGTCGCAAGGAAGCGTTCTTGTCTTGCAGTAAGTTCACTCAATTTTGCAGATGCCCTGCCTATCTGTTCCTGAACTTCCTTATAATCCGCTGTAGGAATCTTTTGCTGGCTATAAGCAGCTACTTTCTGTTTCAGCTCATTTACTTTCTTTTCCTGTAAAGCATACTGATTATTCAACTTCGAAAAGGTGTCGATCTGCTTCTGTATGGCAATTCTGGTTTTCTCCTCTGCTGATGCGATTGATGTGCTCATACGTTTTGCGGAGTTCTGTATATCTTTAAAGGTAACCTCAACATTCTGATCATTTACCCTTGTCTCAATGATTACGCTTCCATCTGCTGCCATATTATCACCTCTTCTTAAATCCAAGCAGTTCTCTTATAGCGTTTGCTTCTTCTTTTGAACGCCCTCTGTCATGTTCTTCCAGGTCTACCAGTTTCTTGTTATTCTGATAAAATTCCCGTTCCCATGTTTCTAATTTCTGTTTTTTTGCCTTCTTCTGCCGGATTGCAACCACATGGCTGAACAGGCAGTCACTAATCTCCATATAAGCTGCCATGAATGTCCACCAGTGGATCTCTTCAGCTAAACGGGCGTCTTTTCCAAGAACTTTGTTGATTGCAGGTGCAATAATAGGAGAATCCTTTTCCCAGTCCATGAGAGCCGGTCCTTTTTTCTTTTCTCCATATATCCCACAGTCTATGAATTCTTTGCCTTTCTCCAGTGCTTTCTGCTGATCACGCGCAGGAATCTCCTGCCAGTCTATGTACAGGATCTTCAGCATTACTTCCGCTTTCTCCTGTTCTGCAAGTTCTTCGTCGTTTATTGCTTTGAAGATATCAAGGATCGCCCTGTAGTCTGTGCGAATCGCATATACTGTTCCTGACAGTTCAATAGACGTAGGAAGGTGCCATCTGTTCTCCATCAGCTTCTACGACGTTTCTTTGTATAATTCCTGCTCTGTGGAGTCTGATACTTCTGCAGATATTTGTTCATGTGGCTCTTCGTCTTCTCCAGACGTGTGTCAAATTCTGTGTTAATCACGTCTACTACTGCATTCAAGCATACCTCGCAGAATAAGGAACCATCCGGCATAGGAGAAAACGGGCCCATAATGGAAAAGAATGCGTTTCCGGTTTCTGCATTTACCAGATAGTTCATCTGCTCAATGAACTTCTGCTCGTATTCCTTTACATCTGCTTTTTCGTCTGTTTCATCAAGTTCTTTAAAGAAATCCTTTACCTCTTCATATCTGTTGATGATATTGGTATCGGATGGGCGGAAAGTAAATTCTGCCAAAATCTCTCCCTGTTTATTTTTGATTGCGTAGGTCTTACTACCATCGTCAATAAAAATATCGTTTGTTTTATTCTGTGCCATGTCTCTCTCCTCTGGATCTAAATATAAAGAGAGGATGCCTTGTGCGACATCCTCTGATTCTTATTCAATTACCCTGCAATCTCGCCTTCTGCAAAGACTGGTTTTCCGGCTTTTACAGATTCCGCTGTTACATATCCTTTTACTCTGGAACCATTCTCTGATACAGTAAACGGGAAGTTGACGCCCTCGGTGTCTCCACCATAGCTTTTAACTTTTACCATTACCTGCTGCACATATGCAAGGTGTTTGGTTGCTTCGGTATCTTCGATGATGACCTCCAGCATCAAAGTATTACACTGATCACCTTTTAAACGGTCAAGCGCGATGCTTCTTACCTTTGGGTAGATCTTCTTTGTCGGGTCTGCATAGTATGGGTCTGCATCCATGGATGGCTCATATCCCTTGTCTACAGTCTTAGTCTCGCCAAGAATATTCTTTTTCTGTTCTGTATCCGGGTTCATTTCCATGGACATCTCTTCAATGTCATCTCCAAGTACTTCCCAATCTGCAGTTCCTGCTGCAGATAAATCATTTTTAAAGCTTGGATCAAGGTAATGTGCCATTGCTTCTCTTGTTAATTTCATAAGCTTTGTCCTTTCTATCTATGCCAGCCTATCTGTAAAACTCTGCTTTATATTTCAGGTTCATTCCGATCACCCAGTCCTCTATATTGTCCTCAGTTCTGGAATCCAGATAAGCCATTGTCTGTCGTCTTATTTCTTCAACTCTCCTTCCCTCTGAGAGAGAAGGATACTCTTTCAGCTGTGTTGTATCCTCATTGATCTTTATCTGCTGCCGTTCCAGCCATTTTCCAAGAGAATCCAGAAATTCTTTAATCTTCACTTTTCTTTTTGGTAATGCACTCCCAGAACGGTACACGATAAAGAAGGAATAGGAGCACAACTGCGTGACTTTTCCGGTTACGCTCTTCTTTTCTTTTTCGATTGCTCCTCCTGACACCGGATACCAGGCAATTCCTGATGTCTCTTCAAGATTAGAAAAGACAATCTTGTCTCCTTCTTCCACTCCAGGATATGTATCAAGAAGGCTCTGAATCGCATCAGTTACAATTTCATAACCTTCCAGATCCATCTTCTTCAATTCGGTTTTATTTGTTTCTGCCATTCTTTCCTCCGATTATATCAGATACGCCTTGTACCCATTCCTGACCATGAAGTTTCTTGGCTTCATCAAACCACCTTGGTACCGTCTGCGGATTGCTGTATGTAAGATTTTTGTCTGTCAGGATTTTCTTGGCATCCTTTCTCGCCCACGGAGAATTCGTTGTGGGATCTACCATTACCTTACCCATATACTGGAATCTTCCGTAAGGGCCGGCAGCTGCGTACACCATTCCAGTTCCTGCAACTGATGCTGATCTGGCACGTGTCAGATTAACGAGAGTTCCTGTCTGGTGCGGCATCATAGGCACCATGTCTGTCATGATCTGATTATCCAGCCAGTACTGTGCCTGGTTGATTCGGTCACTTACTTTCCCGAAATCAATATTTACTTTCACATCACCTTCTACAATCGAGAAGTTTGGATAATGTACAATATTTGATGCCATTATTTTCCTCCAATCTCGAAATGTGGAATCAATTTAAAAGGTCCATCTGCAGTTGTGATCATAAATACGTTATCTCTGGTCTTTCTTAAATGGTCATATAGACCATCTCTATAAGTATCATCTGGAATCGGTTCAGTCGTATATTCTCCTTCTGCGAAGAAATCTGTGCCCTCTTTGAATCTCAGACAGTTCTCAGGTTCTGACTTCTCCCATTCCAGTGGATTTACGTAGGTATAATCGTTTATGGATATTCTGTCCTGCTCTTTCACATATCTCACGTGGAGTTTTACTGTATCTGCATTCTCAGATCCGAGTTTTGCCATACTGGATGATTTATTCTTATGAAGTGTCACTCCATGCAGTATATACGGATACCAAGTATCGTTTTTCTTGCAGAATAATGTCACTGTATCTGAATACATCTACATCACCCCTTTATACAGCAGATTTATCCCTTCTGTATCAGGAATTCCTGCAAGGTATCTTCTAATCACATGGCTGACTGCTTTGTTCCTTTCTTCCCTTGTTGATGTCAGCTCCGGAAACATTGCTTTCACCTGTGATGCAAGATCACTTCCGGTATTGTATGTAACGCTCTCTGTGCCGTCAGAAATGGATTTTATTCCCTTTTCTGATATATCTTTGCTGTTCATCTCTTTAAGTGCCTGTATAGCTAAATTATCCGCCACATTGTAGGAATACAAAAGGTCAGCAGTTTCACATACCGCTGACCTTATCTTATCCTGATCATATGGATCCTCCGGGAGTCCTTTACGCAGACGGCCGAAGGTCATATTATCGATTTCCATGGATGCTCTGGAAAGGTATCCTTTTAAGTTTTCTGCCGGAATTGTCCCGGTCATCCACATGGATGTGTAATATTCTTCATCTGCGTAAGCCATAGGTTACCCCCTTGTGATGATTCTGGCAATCGGGATAGCTTTATGTGGGAAGTATTTCGGAGTTCCCTCATTACTGTTCGCAAGAGTCCAGTTGGATCCTGTCTCCAGCTGTGTAGGTGTCGGAGAAATGATTCCCGTATTCTTAAAGGAAATTCCATATGGGGAGAAGATTTTTCTCTGTCTGCTCCACAGAGTTGTTTCTCCACCATGGGTCTTTTCATCTGTTGACATGGAATACGGTTTCTTTGCTCCTACGTTGGTGTACTCGATTGCTCCCTCGCCTAATACATAAGTGGTGTATTTTGTGTATCCATCTGCTGTCTCTGTTGGCATATTGTCATCCACCAGTACCAGACGACCGTTTAATGTATAAAGGGTAAGATCTCTTTCCACTCCATCAGAATCTGTATATTTCAGATGGGACATAAGTTTCAGATTTTCTACATGAGTTGCAACCACTGAATGCATGATTACAAGTCTGAGTTTATCCTTATTATCACCAAGAGCTGCCTGTGCTGCTGTGTTTAAAGTTGTCTCCATGAACATGTTTTCAGAATCATTTTTTGCAATATCATAAGTATGATTATTGACAAACTCCAAGTTCTCTTTTCCTGTCATGGAAAATATACCCTTTAAGGTTGCCAGCAGTGTGTTCTGGTCTACATCGTCCCAGTACTCTGCCATTTCTGTTACTGCCGGCAGGAAGTCCTCTCCGGAAATATCTGTTGTAAAATCTTTTTCTGTCCAACCTTTGGCACGTCCAACTACGATACGTCCATGTGTGTATGTGCCTCTGCTGGATGCAGTGATGTCCGTATTTCCATCATAGTTATCTGCTTCTCCAGAAATACGTGCTTTGATCGGTACGGTGATGTAGTTTCCACCTACCTGATCTGGAAGCATAGAAGCGTACTGTGGTTTCTCTACCAGTGCGCCACTCTTTAAGAGCTGGTTTCTGTTAAGATTCTCAACGGCATCTACATATTTCCCAAATACTTCACCGTTAAAATTTTTCTGGTCAAATAATGCCATTTTTCATTCTCTCCTTTACATGTACTGTGTGACATCCATTCCTGGATTCTCGTTTGCAAGTTTCATAAGCTCTGAAGGGGAAAGTTTTGTTCCTGGTTTTGGTGCTCCCATGGGTTTTGTAAAAGTAGGTTTCGATCCTCCTTCGTCAACCAGGATATTCGGTAACTGATTACCGTCCTTATCACTGATCAGTCCTTTGAAGATATCGTCAATGGATTTCCCTTTTGCGGTGTCTTCATCCAGGGCTGTCAGCAACTTCTCCCTCAGGCTTCCAGCAGTGATATCATTTACGAATTTCTTTTCACCCATAAATGTATCTACTGTCTTTTCCAGTTCAAATCTGGCAGCATCTTTTTCTCTCGCATTCTTTTCATCCTGAAGCTGAGTGGTAAGTGTAGTGATTTGCCCTTTCAGGTCTTCTACATCTACATCATCAAAAGCTTTCAGTTTCTCCTGCACATCGTCAAGGGATGTTTTGTATTCATCTCTTTTTTCTGTCACTTTGTTGTACTCTGCTACCGTTTTGTAGTTTTCCTTCATCTTCGCACTAAGCGCATCCTTCTTATCTTCCGGAATCTCAATGCCAAGCTCTTTCATGAACTGTTCATAGTTCTGCATTTCTTTATCCTCCTAAACGTCTTTTTAAACAGCCCGTCAGCTGTAATGGATTAAGCCCAGTGAACCAGGGCATGGTATTGTCCGGTTCTTTTACGCCTGCCGTCAAAAGGCACGTAGGCAGCTTCACCCTGCTGCCCTTGGGAGATATCTGGATCACCGCCTTTCTAATCTGGTTTCATTGGCTGACTAATAAATAATTTCTTCATGTTGTTCCTCCTTGTATTTGCGCCGGCGCAATTTCTGAAAATAGGTATAAAAATACCACCGGCCGTTTCTGACTGGTGGTTTATAATTCAATATTTTCAAGTTGATCTATGATATCCTCTAATGCTTTCCCCTCAAAGAAAGGTGAATTCATTACTTCATCTATGCTGTGGGCTTCCATGTAATCTTTGCCACACCACATATCAAAATGTTTTTCATTGAATGGATCAACTCCGCATTCTTTCCCATGATAATCGAACAGAACATGTGAGCACATGCTATTGATTCTGTCTCTTAACTCTTTTGATGTCATAATATGTCTGCATTCTCCTTTCTTTCATTCTCCGTCAGTTCTCTAACTGGGCGATCAATCAGCTTTCCTTCCTCATCATACACATAATCATGTGTATGTTCGCCATTTTTGCCATATGGATGTTGTTTGGGATTTCCATGATTATTATTGCTGATCTGTTTATACTGCCTACCATTTTCATCATAATAATTCCTTTCAATCCCACCTTTCTTTTTAATGACCTGAGTAATACTATTAGGCTCTGCGGTTAAAGAATTCTTTTCAACCTTTATTATATCCTGCCCTGCCGCATTTTTCAATGTATTTGTTCCTCTGGCTGTCTGGTACCGCTTAGCAGCTGCTCTGGCTTCTGCTGCCTGTTTCCTATCCCATTTGGCAATTCTTAACCGATCCTGCAGTTTCTTCAGACCGTTCTCATCGCAGTATTTAGAATAGGCATCATTCTGTTTCTGCAAGAGATGTGCTTTCTTGTCGTAATCCTGTTGGAGTTCGAACTTTAGTTTCTCATCCTTGCAGGCATCAATTCCAGCTTTCATTCCTTGTAATTCCCTCTTGGTTTTCCGGATTCGGCGTTCCAGGAGTCGTTGTCTCTGGTTTAACTTCTCGACTTTTCTGTTTTCCTCCTTGTCAAATTCCTGAAAAGGATTATGAATACCATCACCAGGTCCGAAGCTATGGCGGCAGTTTGCTCCATCCAGTCCTTCTACTGTTCCGTATCCGGTACAGGTCTTGAAGTCCGGAAACTCTTTCGTTCTTCCGGTGCGGGAAAAAAATCTTCCCTGCCACCAGTAATGGTTCCCTGGGTTTTCTCCTCCGTCACCGGTTCTGGCTCCGATATGGGCTGAGGTCAAAATAATGTCCCAGTCTGTTTCTTCCATCCGGGCAAGGCTGATCTCTGCTGTGGACTGTGCGATTCCAGTTCGAACTGCTCTTAATGTTGCTGCTTCTATCGTATCTTTACGACCAGAAGGATAAACGACTGTTACTCCCTGCTCCACAATCTTCTCTACAGCATCCTTGACGGCTTTTGTATATGATACCGTTCCTGTAGATACCAGGGTGTATGCATTGTCTACTTCCTGAAGGAATAGGCGTTGTGCAGCTGTAGCGGTTGTCCTTGTGAAGTTCTTCATGGTTCCAAGAGTTGCTTCATAGTTGCGCTGCATGAGTCTGATCAGATGAGGAGAGGCCCGCAGATTTGTCGGCGGGATATCTGCCATTGCATATACCAGATCATCATATTCTAAAGCCTTGATACCGGCTTCTTCCATGGCTTCTTTCAGTTCCTTCTCCTGCAGTCTGGTCTTTTTCTTAATCTCCTGCATGATATCTTCCAGAACATATCCCGCTTCCTGTAATGTCTCAAGCATCCAGCGGTCTCTTGCTGTAAGCAGGTAAGACTCGCCACGTCCGATTCGGTTCATGATGCCTTCTATGATTCTTCTCACGATATACTCGTGCAGTTCCCCTGAGATCTCCTCGCTGGCTTCTGAAATCCTGTAAAGATATTCTGGAGTAAGCATTTATTCTTCTCCTCCGAACAGCTCCGGTTCTTCCGGCTGGGCTTCTTTCACCATTTTCTTTGCTTCTTCCTCAGACATTCCCTCAAACTTCACATAATACATCCATGGAGGGACATCTCCCTGTACTCTATACTTCCACCAATTCTGCATATCTTCCTGATAAGAGTAAGTGATATCCCCGAAGGAATAGTCTACTTCATACGGGCCGGCAGGCGCCAGACTATATAAGTCTGCCATTGCATTCAGTGCATATAAGAGGTCATCCATACATTTCTTTAAAGCATCACGGATGTTCTTGACTGTACGAATGGTTTCCTGATCATCTGCTTCTACCTGTGTTGCAGTCATCATTCCAGTTTTCTCATCAAGCTGGAACATTCCCTGACTGAATCCGCACTTGGTTGAAATCATAGCCAGATTGCTGTTGATATCCTTGATTCGCTGTTCTGTGAGCAGGGTGGCAACATGTTCATGAATGTTATTATCGCTGTCTACACCAGTCCCCATTTCCACTCCCTGAATCATTCGAGGAAGAGTGATATTGTGCATATCTGCAAATCTTACAGCAGACTGGGGAAGGAAAGTAATGTGCTTGCTGTCCTCTATCTCTGTTCCCTTTCTACTCCAGGCAATATCCAGATCCCGAAGTTCCCTTATGCAGTTATGCCAAATTGGTACTCCCAGACTGCTGCCACGATCAATCGTATTTGAAGCAGGATTCTTAAAATAAGCATACAGCGGTTTCTCCAGATCCCGGATATAGACATCTGACTGTAACATGCTCCACTCCGGGACTTCCTGTAAACTACATTCCTTCCCCTTGCCGTCTGGCCTATTGCTCACAAATGCTCTGTTGCTGATCGCGTACAGGTTTCCTTCTCCCGATTCTTCAAACCGGTGCCATTCGAATCTGGAATACCATTTCTTTCCTTTCTGTAGCCTTGTTACAAAGATGCATCCTAAGACATCTCCATTGCTGTTCGTGGCTGTGGGAAAGAAACATCCTGGCTCTATGTAATCCACGTTCTGCCCGTTTGGTTTGAACATAATTCCCACATTGCCAAGAGCTTCTGACGTTTTATCTGTGATGGCTGACAATACATAATCTGCCTGCTTCTGCAGCCAGTCTGCTCTGGCACTTCCACTCAATGCTATTCCAAGATCTAAAGTCACCAGCCCAGCAGTTACATCATCTATGTACTTTGCGAAGTTGATGCTTCCTACCTGATCGTCCGGGTTCTGCCATTCCGGTTTTCCTTCTGTGATCCTGTCGTATTTTGTTATCCATGCTTCCATTACTTCTGATACGAGAGCATCTGTTCCAAATACTTTCTCTACATCACTCCGAAACATTCTTTTCCACACCCCCTGTATCCATGTTATGATTCCCATTTAGATCACCCACCTGTTCAGTGTTCTTGCCACCCCGTAAATATAGTACCTTACAAGGTCCATGTGGTGGTCATTCTCTTTGATTACTTCATCGCCCTGTTTCTTATCGTCCCAGGCGTAAGACTCAAATTCTTTTATTGTTTCTACACAGCTCTCATGGATCATCAGAAGTCCCATGTTTAAATACTTGGTAACTTCCTGGATTCCATTCAGTACATCATTATTTGCACCTGTTACTGTATACTTCCCGTATTTCTTTATGGTTTCTATAAAGCCTGCTGCCGATGGATCCACAATGATCTGTTCGATTGGAATGTCTCCTATCGCATCACACATGAGTTTATAATACTTCTCATTATCCGCTCTGCCTTCTGTGCCGCGCTTGCGGCCATCATAATGAACCTCTTTTACCATTGTGGATTTCCTGCCATCAAAGCAGAAAATTCCAACAGCAAACGGGTTGACGGTACCATAGTCGATAGAAACATAGTACTGACAGTTTGCTTCGACATATTGCGGTTCAGATGTAATATTTCTGTCTTTGGAAAACATTGGATATACAAGGCCTTCTGCAATCGCCCATTTCCCCAGGATGTATCTGGCATAGTAAACAGTGCCTTCATATTCTTTGCAGAGATTCTCTACAAAAAGCGGATCCAGAAAAGGATTATCGAAGATTGTATACTCCTGAACATATATATCCAGATCTGATTCCAAGAAAGCTTTTAGCCAATGATTTGGTCCTTGCGGGTTCAATGCTCCGTCAAAGCAACTGTATGGCTTATCCAGACGGGATTTCAGCATATCGAAGACTTCTTCGTTCCAGTCTGCAACCTCATCACCGTATACGTATTTGATAGAAGCTCCTCGAAGTTTGGATACCTGGCTGACCTTTTCAGCACCCAGACAATACACCATTTCCCCGAACAGATAGCATTTGTTCTGGCTATTAATCTCTCCTACAAGCTCTGGTCCCCAGATATTACGCATGGGTTCCAGAATGTTTCGTTCAATTGTGGACTTGGTGACTCCAAGGATTACAGAGAGACCAGGTTTGCCTATTCTGGCTCGAATTCTTTTTGGAATTACAAAGTAATCCATGTAAGTCTTTCCCGATCGGGTTGCTCCGGTCTTGAAGTTCCATCTGTGATTTGCGTTCTGGAAGTATTCTATCTGTTTCTGGCTGAAAGGCATATCAGATAACACCTCCGATTTCTTTCAGGACATCGTCCAGCTTCTTAAGTGCATCTTTCTTTCCGTCATCGTCTTCTTTGATTTTCTTCTGGAGAAGAGCAACTTTTGCTTTCTGCTCTTCGGTACCCATATTCATGTGATCAGACAGCCATTGTAACGCTTTCATGCGGTCTGATAATTTGATACTGGCTCCATCTTTTCCCTGTTTCACTTCTGACAGGATAGTGCCGTCCACCTCGGTAGAATCCTTGAACCGGACTGTGTTCACAATTTTTGTAAGCTGTTTCTCTTCGCCGGTCTCAGGATCCTTTATCTTCACAGGTCCATATATTGCCATAACCGGTACCTCTTCCGTACCGAATGTCATGTAATCAGTGATGTCTGCGAAGGCTATATCCATGTACTTCTGGAAGATATCTGACTCTGAAAGGAATTCTCGGTTTAGGCGTTCCTGCTTCAGCTTTAAGATTTCAGATTTTATCTTAGGATTTCTTAGGTGACTGCTACCTTCCACCATAGCTGTTTCATAGCTGCATCCATATGCTTTCTGGTATGCTTTTGTTGCATTGAAGCTTCGGATATAATGAACGCAAAAGAGCCGCTGTTTATCAGTCAGTTCTGGATTCTCTATAATAGAACTGACCTCATCTACAGACGGCTCTTCCTGATTCTGTTTTTTATTCTTTTTGGTTTTCGCAACGTTGCGTTTTTCTTTTGCAACGTTGCAATCCCAGTTGTATCTGTTCTTCCAGCTTCGGACGGTTCCCTCCGGGATTCCTAACTGGTTGGCAATGTCTATTAATTTCCGGCCTTTATCATATAACGTCTTGGCCTGTTCTACTCTCTGATCTGGTGCTCTTGCCAAGCCTCACCACCTCTCATTCGTTTCGTTTTTTTTGAGTATAGAAAAAGCAGCCCGCAAGCTGCTACTTCTTTGTACTTCTTCTCTTTATATATATCACAATATTTATTATAGCATTTATCATAGTACATACTACTATCAAAAATAGTATCGCTCCTATAAAACCAATTGTTAAAAGTTTTATACCATGTCCAATTAATTTAACAAAATTCAGTGTATTAATCGCAAAAAATGTCATAATTGCTGATATTGATAGTCCCTCCTCAAACGAAAGTGCTCTCTTACTATTAATTCTATTTTCAAAAATCACAATATTAGTAAGCAACCCTATAAACAATGTAAAAAATGTACATGGCGCAGTTATTGAAAGTACTCCTAATCTAAAAATATCTAATTCCAAATATAAATCTCGATTCCAGAGAAAAATAAATAAATTTCCAGGTACAAATAAACACAAAATAAAAATTAATGTATTTCCTATTTTGGATGTTAAAAATTTTGCTAATTCTTCCATTTTCTATCTCCTCCATGCATTCACTTCATTATACTACAAAACGCCCTATATTTCTACAGGGCGTTAAGAAAATGTATATTGGAGATTCTACGGAATTCATCCGTCTGAGTTCAGTTTACACTATAACATTTTAAATCGTAACATATGTAACAATCGTAACAAACTTTAATTTTTTTCAAAAAATCTTTGAAATTCCATCTTTACACTACCTTCTGTGGCTTTTCTTCCCATCTTTCTGGCTACCTGCTGCCAGGTCAGTTCTTCAAATACCTTGTATTTTATGATTCTCTGCATTCTGGGAGGGATTGTGTTTAGCCATCCTTCTACGTTTATCTTTAACTGCTCTGCCTGTCTTCTTCTCTCTTCCAGTATTTTCTGTTGGTAGCGCAGCTGACTATCATCCCTAACAGAGAATGTTGTTCCCTGTACCTTAAAATGTTGTGGATTATAAGGAAACTCAGGGTTGCTTCCGGATACATTGGTCTGTATTACTGTCTTTTTCTTTCGGTTTAGCTTTTTAATCTCCTCTTCTGTCTCTCTGATCAGTTCGCAGGCGTCTATGTATTGGCTTAAGATATTCTTGTCCATCGGTATCGCTCCCCTTTCACAAATTCTTCAAATCCGTATCACATATTACTCACATTTTCTGGGTATAGTATTACCTGTACAGAGCAAAGAGTAATTGCAAAACTTTTTTCTTTTTCATACTTTTAGCCGGGAGCATGATTGTTCCCGGCCTCCTTCTTTTTATGTATCATTTTGACATAAGTGCCAGTAATGGCAGAATAAACAGCAGAATCTGCATTTCTTTCCTCTGGCTTCGAATAACCAGTATCTTAAGCGTTTTCTCATTTCCTGTATTCCCTTCCTGTCTTTTGGTCTCTTAATCCGGTTATCTCCAGTCCCATACGGTATGCCATTGCCCGAAGGATACAATAGTCTTTATATATCTGTTCTGGCATATGTCCTGCTGTCCGGATTGCTTTACTGGCTGTTGGATCCGGATAACCTTCGGCGTTTCTTCCCATCATCTGGTCTCCTTTCGCATAATTTTAAAATTCTGTTTCTGCATAAGTCCCAGTCTATCCATATTGAATCATTCTTTTTTAGTGCCGTATCCACGCAGTCTACCTTGTATTTATGTTCAATCGCGAAGTTTGAGTAATATGCCTGTCTTATCTTGTGAGAAGAGCATTTTAATAATTTCGCAACTTCTCCGGCCGGAGAAGCCGAAATAAGGACACGTTCTGTAGATGCGTCTTTAACTTCGTATAGGTTCATTTCTTCTCCTCATAGAATCTGCAGTCTGTGCAGTGGCGTCTGGTTGTTACTATCTTATTTTTGATGATGTGCATATTTGGACAGGTCGGAAGGACAAATACGGCTGTGTTTCCTGCCTTCCCTGTACTGTGTCTGCAGGTCATTGCTTTCTGTCTTGAACTCATTTATTTTTCCTCCAGGTAATTCTTTCCAAACATCTTTACAAATTGTTCCCTGCTGCCGCATTTGGTTTCGAAGGCTCTCTGGCCGATCCGTTGCAGGGTGTATCTGACTTCTTTGTTCTTATGTGCAGATACATCTGAGATTCTGTGGCATTCCGGACAAAGATATACAGTCAAGCCATATTGCTCGGAATACTTACGGTTTGCACTTCCGTAGATGTGATGGCGTTCTGTGTAGCCGGTTTTGCCGCATATGAAGCACTGGCCCTTCATGTCTCTGTCAATGATGCTTTTGTGATGTTTTTTCCGTTTCTTTTTGATGATTCCTTTTGGGAACAGTAATCCTTCCTGATTCATCTGGTGTACCTCCGTGATGCTCTAATCTGAATATTTCTATCCTGAATATTCCGGTTAAAGTCTTCTACCGCTCTGATGTTTTCCTGTTTCTTCAGTTCTGCCAGTCCTCCCCAGGGCTTTCCGATGAAATCATGGTAGCGTCTATCACTGTAATGCATCCCTTCTGGTGGATTCCAACCGACTTTTTTATTGAATAACTTCTTTTTCTGTCTGAGGTTCATTGATTCCACCACCTTTACAATTATTTTTTTCGTCTCTATATATCAATTCATCTATCAGATCGTGTAACCCTTTATACCAGTATAAGAATTCATCCAGTTCCTCGTTTGCTTTTGTATGATCGAAATACATACAGAATCGATCTTCATACTCATCGTGAAACGTGAAAAGGCGATTCGACAACTCTTCCTTTTCTATTTCGGTTATCTGGACATTAAACAAATTCCATGTATCACTCATTCTTATATTTCTCCTTTCCCCTGCTCCCGTTGACAGGCTTGGGAGTAGGAATGATATCTATGTGAATTTTAGGGCACCCTTAGTTTTCCCACGGTCTTCCGTTATGGTCTACTTTTTCATTCAGCCATCTTTCCCAGAAAGCAGGAGCCAGAAGCATGTTATAGGTTTTGTTTGCAAATGATCTCATTGCTTTTGCAAGATACTCGGCAGTACCATATGCTGTTAAAGAATCCATGTAGGTTTTTCTGGTTATCGGACTTTCTACTGGCTGTTCTGATTGCGCCGGCGCAATTTCTAATTCCGGGCGAACATCCTGTTCAGTTACTGGTTCTGGCATGTATTCCGGATGATTCTGGATGTTATCCTGTCCGGGAATCTGTGGTTCTGATTCTGTCTGTGCTGTTTCTTGACATTTTTCGATATTTTCTGGTTCGGATTTTGGTGTCTGAGAATCGGGTTTCGGCGATGTACTTTCCGTGCGCAGTTCTTCTTTTCCTTCAACTGCTGTTTCTTGACATTTATCCACAGAGTTATCCACTTTTTCCACTGGATCCGGCTTTTTCTTTTCTGGTTTCTTTGCTTTCTGGACCCTGGCAGGTTTTTTCTCTGGTTTATCTTCCAGATGTTCTTTTTCCGGAAGTTTTTCTCCATACTGTTTTTCCCACGATTCTTTTGCATTTTTTGTAAAATCCATGAGATTTCTTAATGCTCTCTCCAGCTGCTGCCAGATAAAATCCTCTTTTTCCTGTGACCTGACATTGATCAGTCTTATTTCCTGTTCTGATAATTTCAATGACAGAAGCATGCGTCCTATTCCAGGAATACGCAGGGAATATATCTTTTCTTCATTCGGGGCAAGGATCTCTGCTGCTCCCTGACTGTCATCGATCTCAAGGGCTTCAAACAGTTCTATATACTTTTCAGGATAGTCTTTGCCTAGCTGGTAGACTGTTTTTTCCAGGATTGACGGAAGTTCTTCCTGTTTCTGGTCGGTCTCTTCCATTATCACCTCCAGATCGGTGATCATATTCTCTTCTTTTATCTCAGAATTTAAGGTTCTTACATCTTCTTTCGAAAAGCTTTCCGTGATCTCCTCGCTTATGATATCTGGAAGCGTCAGCATCTCCATCAGGATCGTCTTTCCTATGCCGGTGTATTTTTCCTGTAGTCTTCTGGAATAGCCGTTTTCTGAATATTTATCATTCAGCTGTATGTATCTTGTTGTCTGGTCAGGGCGGAGTCCGTATTCTTCCCTGGCAAATTCTCCCATCGTGCTGTACCCGGATTCCTGAAGGACTCCGGTATCCCTTGCGATTTTTAACTGGTATCCCAGTTCCACTGCACCCTGTGCCATCGTCATTGCACCGGTACGTATCTTCTCAACAGCAAGGTCTGTATCTCTTTTAAATCCCTGATAGTCTTTTACAATATTTTCCACTTATACCGCCTCCATAAAATCTTCTTCCAGTTTTTTCAGGACGAATGTGTTCTGGTTTTCCTGAAGTTCTTTTATATTCTGTTCCCTTAAGGCTGCACTCTTTGCCGCGTGCACCCTGTCTTCTTTTGTAAGTCTCTTTTTTATCTCTTTCTGCCAGAGTTTCAGAAAATCCCTTATCTCCTCGATTCCCGGTTCTTCATCATAATAGGAGCGGTTCTGTCGGATCGTTCCTCCCGGTTCAAACTCGATGGTATAGAACGGGATATCCGGTTCCTTCTCCCTTCTAAGGAATCCGATAAATGTTTCCCTGTTCTCGATCCGGTTGAAGTACCTTTCGGAGCTTCCGGCACAATGATGCAGGGCATATCCTTCCCTTACGATCTCTACCGGGCTTTCCGGCATGATCATCCGGTACCCGTCTGCGGCAAATTCATACTTTTCTTTTACTTCTTTCATTACCGCAGAAGCTCCCGAGAATTTTTCTTCCATCTTTTCAGCTTCCTGCTGCCTCAATTTCGGATCAGTATTCATTCTTTTTACGATATCGAGTTTCTGACCATCTGTTACCAGTTCGTCATGTCTCTGTTTTAAGTTCTTTGGTTTATAAAACAATTCCTCATCAAGGCTCTTATTCTGCGCCTGGCACATGCTCAGATAGTCTGCCCACTGTTCCAGCACCCTTTTAGGTGTTTTATATCCCTGCTCCGTCTGCTTTCTTACGTAATTAACAATCTGTTCGATACTCATTTTGTCTGGAATCCCACCCGGCAGTGTTTCTATCTTATCAGTATTGATCCCGCATTCTTCCAGATAATCCATACTCTTTTTGGATATCTTGCAGTTGTGTGCCTCTGAGTATCTCAGCCACTCTAATTTCAAACAGCCTCCGTTTTCTTCCCTGAGACGGTTGATCTTCTGTTTATCTGACAGTCCCATGACTTCTTCTATGCTGTTTCCATCTATCTGCAGGTATCCGCTATAGGAACCGTTGTATGCCCAACAGTGCCCTGTCGTTTCCTGAAGCAGTCTGTAAAAACGTCCTTTTGCCAGATATTCCATCATCATTCCAAGTCCTTTATTACGGCATCCTGCTGCCATTGCGGCATTGTAATCTGCTTTCATTTCCTTCTTTGACATTTCTACAAAGGCATTGGTCATGCTTTCATACATGGTCCCTTTTAAGGCTTCCGGGATCCCTTCCGGATACAGGAAACATTCATCTATACGTTTATTCCTCGGATTACTCGTGTACCAGTTACTTCTGACCAGTCCTGTATACCACTCTTCAACAAATCCATCCTGGTTATAAAAAATCATGTATCCTGGCTTCACATGCCCTTTGTTATACAAAAGGATGCGGACTCCTTCATCCAGATAGATCCCGTGTCCGCTTATGCGGTGTTCGATCTCTATCCTGTAATGTCTGGCTACGCCATATTCCGGCGTCGCCCTTTCCAGTCTGCATACCCTTGCTTTTGTCCAGATGTGACGGGTTCTCTTTTTTATAACTGCCTTCTGTCCGCATTCAGGGCATTTGCTTATCTCTCCCTGTTTTGGTCCGTCCAGGGCTTTTTCCGGTACTTGGGCTCCGCAGTTGCTGCATCCGTATGTTCTGTTTTCTTTGTCCCAGAAAAGATACTTTTCCCTGCTGCCTATCTTATAGACCCAGTCTCTAAATGCCCCGTCTTCTTCTGGGATCCCGTCCATAAGTTTGTCTATCCTGCGGTATTTGTTATCTAATGCCCGGACGCGCTTCTCTTTATCATAATCTTCTTCCATATCCTGAATCGCTGCCATGATATTTCTGTTTGCGCATTCTGGCAGGAGAGCCTTTTTCGCAAGTTCTTCATCTTCTTTCGTATCCCATTGGAAATCTCTTAATATCCTCGGGCTGTAAAGACTTTCGTACATGGGGTCATATCCCATGATCCGCAGCAACTTATAGGAATGCCAGTGTCCCAGTTCTGATACATAAGCATGTTCTCCCGTTTCTGTATCCAGAACATACCGCCCGATATATGTATTTTTCCGGAATAGATCCAATATCAGATACTCTTTTTCTATCTGGACTTTCCCTGCAATCTTTTTGTTTTTGTGTTTCGGTACCGGTACCGCTATCTTTTCGATCAATCTGCGTTTCACTATTCTTTCCTCCGTATCTCTCCGGAATCCAAAAAATATGTCCCATCTTTTTCTGCCCAAAATACCCTGGCGCATATGATATTCCTGTCTTCATCTTCCTGTATCAGCCCGCCGACTGCTCCCGTCTTCAGACGGACTTTCGGGTGTCTGCCTCTCGCAATCGCAATCTCATCTTTTTGCGCCAGCGCAATTTCCGGTTTTATCTGCAGGTGTCCGGCTTCCCTCTGCCATTCCATCTTAGGGTTCTGTATCATATACCTCATAGACATCCCGGCAAAAGCTTTCAGGTTCAGTTCTCTCAGCAGGGTGATCTCTGTACAGCAGCATCGGAAATCCTGTTCTTCATTTATGTCTCCTGCTGCCTCGATCAGGAAATAACGGTTTCCAGAGCCAAGAGGAAAATACTCCAGACAGTCCGGTGCGTACTCTACGAAATGCCATCCATTACGGTATACTTTGCACTCATCTTCTTTGTAGGTTTTTCCTGCTTCCAGTTTCACGCCTGAACCGTATGAAGTGGCCAGGTCTTTATCAAATCCTTTTACTCCAAGCATACTTACGCCTCCAGATAATATTCTTTTGCGATCCTGCGCACATCTGCTTTCGTTTCCCCGCCTTCATATACTGGACCTTTCATCTTTTCTTTCCTTCCGTCCATGCGGAACTCTGCCAGTTTTACGATTGCATCCGGTACCTGAACTGCGCACTCGCTCGAAAAGGTGAGAATCCTCGCCAGACATTCTGTTAATGTCTTTTCCTTTTTTCTGACTGCAAGGCACAGTTCTTCGTTTTTATCCAACAATGTCAGGATGGTGTCTTTCTGATCAAGCTGGTGTCCTCTTATTCCAAGTTCTTTAGCTTCTCCTTCAAGTTTCGCAAGTGCTGCCATATACGGGGTTGCAAGGGTATCCACGATACCATCCATGTAATCTTCTGCGTCCTCTTTTTCAAGACCATTTTCTACAGCCAGGGTGATTAGGGCTTCCAGATCACCTTCCTGTCTCTCCGCTGCTGCCGTACGGATAAATTCCTCATAATCCATTTCTCCAAACTTCTCAAACATTATGTTCTCCTCTCACGTTTTCATATTTGCATTTTGAATCGCACTGCATGGTTGCTTAACAGCTTGTCCGCCTGCTGCCAGAGGTCTGCATTGCGTAATTCTTTCTTATCTTTTCTGGTCCATCCGTTTCCTTTCCATTCCGGAAGGCTGCGGTATCCGTTCTGAAGGTACCCACTGGTTGTGTGGATTGTGACCATGGATGGTCTATGTATTCTCTGCAAGGCATCCACCAGGCATTGCAGAGCCATTCGGTTTACTGTTGTATTTTCTACATACGCTGATCCGCTGATAGGATTCCCAGGACCTTTAGGGAAATCCTTGCTGGCGATTATGTACAGGTATTTACCTCTCTTTACTTTTGCACCTTTTTCTCTGACAAGAATGGAAACATCTACTCTTGCCATCCTGGGTTCTCCCATCTTTAAATCCTCCTGTCTATCTTTATGAGCGTATAATGTCGGTACGCATAGCCAGTGAACGGATTGATTCCCATCTTTACTGACTCAGGGTCTATGTAGTACCCCTTTCGGGCAGTTGGGTAGATCATCTGTCCCTGTTTGTCTACCAGACTCCGGCGTTTGACTTTTTTTCTATCCGGTTCCTTTCTGATCAGATTCCGAGAACAGCTGTAACGTTTGATTTCATCCGGTTCATGTTCTTCCAAAGGCTTCGTAATGTACTCTGCAAGTTTTACATATCCGCCGGCATCGTAAAGGGAAGCGAAATATACATGTCCGTTTTCCCAGAGTTCTGAAAGTAGCTTGTCCGTACCGGTGGTTTCATTGGCTTCGCGGTTTACCAGAAGATGTACATGGGGACCACCTTTCTTTCCGATTGCCAGACGGTAGATGTATTTCAGCTCCCACCCATTCTTTTTATATTTTGCTCTCAATTTCCTAATCAGCTTTGCCAAATCTTTTTTCATCTGTTCCCATGTGGGACGTTCTCCTTTTTTGTAGGTAAGAGTCATCCAGTAATCGCCTGGGGAGAAGTTCCACTTGATCAGTCTCCTGACGTCTCTTTGCCGTCTCCACTGATTCTGCTTTGCGATCTCTTCCGGAGTGGCTTTTCTTTTTTCTTCTCTTACCTGTCCCTTTGCTCCATATCTTCCTGTATGCTTCTCCTCTATCTCTATGGTGCTGTCAAACTCCCATACCTCTCTGATATATGCCCACCTCATATAAGTGTCTCCTGTCGTAAGTCTAATACCCCTAATCGAGCTTCCAAGAGGCTTTCCGCCCCCTGAAAAAGAGTTAAAAATATAGCA